AACCACATTATGCACCCACCTTTTTCATAGCTTTAATGTGTGATTTTTTAAAGTTCACACCTTTTTTCATATCTTTTTTCATTTGCGCCATATGTTTTGTCGTATGGTGTATTTTATGTTTTGTTAAAGTTTTCTTTTCTTTTTTATCAATCATGTAATTAATTCCCCATACTTTTTATCATTGCTAGTTTTTCTCTGGCTTCATTAGCCATTTCTTGTTTTTCAATAGAAGTATCAGCTCTAAGTTCTGCTAACTCTTCAGTTTGATCTAGTTTTTCTGATTGTACGCTTTGATTCATCATAGATTTCATTTTATCTAGATTTAATCTATCTTCAGCATCTTTTTTCTTCTGTTCGTTGTCTTGAGCTCTAATATCTAACTCTCTTGCTCTTAATTGTGCAATAGGGTCGTTACCAAAGTCTCCAGTAATTGCTTTTTCTTCCTTCATATAGTCTTCAGTCATGTCAGCAATTAAAATAGCTTTTCTAGCTTCAATTTTTTGTTGTAACGGCACCATTTGTTGTTGAATTTGTGGATTCTGTTGCGCCATCTGTTGCATTTTTGCCAGTTCTTGTAATTCTCCTCTAAATTCTAATTCAATTTGTTCTTGACCCATTAAACTTATGTGTTCCATACAGTTTTTTTGTACGGCAGCACTAACCATGGGTGCATTTCTAGCTAAATTAGTTGCAAGAAAATTTAAATGAGCTGTCATGTGTGCTCTGTGGTCTTGACCTGGAAAAGCTTGGAATGGTTTTGAACCCATTGCTGCAATATGTTCTAGTGCAGGGTCTAATGGTGTTGGTTGTTGTGGTTTAATTAAAATTGCATCAATGTTTTTTACACCTAAGGCCTCATACATGTTTCTGTATACTGCATACTGATTGTGTATTTGTGGATTAGCTGCTGCTAGTTGCATTTCTGTTTGTGCAAGTGATATTCTTTGTGTTTGAGAAAATATATTAGGATCTGAAACTGGTAAAATATCTATCTTGTCATCAAAGTCCATTTGTTTAATTTGTTTCTGTCCACCAATAACATCGTATGGATACTCTGGTGGTAAATAAGTTTTAAATACTCTAGCAAGAATAGTAAATTCTTTTTTCATAGCAGCATACAATCTTTTGTGTATGGCTGACATAACTCTAGATCCTCTTTCCAACATAGCTACTGTCGTGCCCACTGCTGCTTGTTGATTCCCGTCTCCTACTTGCATATCGGCAATCGAAGCGAATCGTTGCCCTGCTTGTACCACGACACCCATAAGTTGTAATAAAGTCTGTGACGGCTCTTTAAACGGTAGTGTCATGAAGGCATCTTTTAGATTTCCGCCTGGAGCATCTACGTCTCGGAATTCACCTGGTTGAATAGATTGTGCCTCGTCTCTCATCTTAATACCACGCATTTTAAATCCTGCGGGTAAGTTAGACAAGGTACCAGCGTCGAGCAATTGTCTTAGTGCTGCTGTTGCTGTTCTTGATAAGCCACCTATCATGTGAGTTAAACCAAAACCGTAAAAACCTAAACCAGGTAAAAATTTAAAATGAATAAAATAATTAATTTTAGTTTTCATGATATCTTCTGCTGCAAAGTTTCTTCTAATTGATAATATTTTTCTTGTACCTTCTTCTAAAGTTACAATGTAAGGAAGTTTAATTCCTGTTGGTGTTTCATCTTCACCTAAATCTTGAAAGCCTTCTAGATCTAAACTAACGTGGCACTCTAACAAAGTAAACATTTTTTGATCTTTACCTCTACTTGTTCCTTCTAATTCTCTTTGTACTTTTTCTGAAGCTGTTTCTTCCATGTACGATGGATCAATTTCTATGTCTTTATAGAATCCACCTACTTGTTGTTTTCTTAAATCGTTTTCTGTCATACGCACTTTGTGAATTATAGATTCACAATCATCTAATGATGTTGCAGTGTATGGTACAACAATGTCATCAGCCGGTACAAATTTAGATACGGCTCTTTGCATAATCTCATCGTAGTAAACTTTTTTAAATGCAGATCCTGCTAATGGTAAATAAAACAACATCTGGTCAAACTCTGCCTCGTACTCTGGCATTTGTGACATTAATTGATAATTCATAAATTCTTTAACTCTTACAGATTGAGCTTCTTTTTCAGGAGTAGGTATTCCAATAAGTTGAGTTCTAACAGGGCCATCTGCTGGTAATAATTCTTTGTATGCTTGTGCTTGAAACTGAGTTACAGCTTCTGCTAATACTGGGTGAGTTGCACCTGAGGCACCTTTAAAAGGTTCTGTTCTATCGTCGTAATTAAAACCTAGGAGTTCTAGTCCTTGTGTGTAAGTTCTTTCCCAATCTTTTCTAGATGCTTTGTAATCCATGTAATTGTCAGATAGTTCTGCACCTAATGAATTTAATACATCGTCTGGTAAATATTCAGCGAGATTCGAGAAATGGTTTTCACCACCTTCTACATTAACCTTTGAGGGATCAAAGTTTATGTCAACACTACCGTCTTCATTCTCTTGAACTTCAACTGGACCCTTACTATCAGGCAGTCCTGTCTCTTGTTCAAACTCTACTTGTAACTCTTCCTCGCTAGGAATGTTAACTTCTTTTCTTATCTCGTTGGGTAATACTTTGTCTGTTGCCATTTATTTTTTCCAGTTTCACTGTCTTAACAGTATTATTCTTAATATTCAAGCCCTGTGGGTTAGGTCCTCTTTTTGGTGGTGGTCCTGATTTTTTTCCTAATGTCATTATAATCCTAAAATTCTAGCTATCCCGCCGCTCGCCATTCGTACCCTGCCACCGGATGCTTTTTTAACTCTGCCACCTTTGTTAAATACATACTTGCCACCAATAGCAAATGTTTTGTCTCCACTAAATGGTTCTATTTCACCACCAGCAGTAAAAAAAATATCACCTTCTTTATCACCAAGTGTTTTTTCATAACCTAGTGTACCACCTCTATCTTCAGATAATAAATTGTCACCTCTTGCATAAAAACCATTTTTTTCAAGAGCTAAGTTTAAATTAGGTATACTACCTCCTTCTAAAATTTCTTTAGAAATGTCGGCACTTAGTATTCCATTATTGTAACTAAGTTTAGGTTTTAGATCAGAACTTTTGTATGTTTCTCCGTCAAAAGTTTGAGTACCGGCACTACCTGTAAGATTTGCATTAATGTTGTCTGCTAGCTTAAATGTTTTATCTAATTCTATATTTGTTTCTCTATAGTCATCTTCATTAAATACAGAACCTTTTAACTCATTGTTATAGTTAAAACCAAGTTCGCTGTTTAATAACTCACTGTCGTTAGTGTTGGCTGCTGCTGTTAAATTTAAGTCTCCAAGATTAAAATTAGCTCCACTGGTTAATTTACCTTCTTCTAAATTAGGGCTACTAAAATCAAAATTACCTATTGTATATTCACCACTTGTTATTGATTGTTCACCTTCAGTGTCTATTGATCTTTGTAATTTTAAACCATCTATAGGTTCTATTTCTAAATCTACTACAGCCGCATCTATTGCTTCTTTAGCATTTTCTTTATTAACCATTCCATTTTTATCAATTATTTCTTTTTCAGGGTATTTTAAATCTAATTTTACAAGTTTGTTTTTAAGTAAATTTTTTTCTTTTATTTTTAGTTCTCTAAAATCTCTAAAAGACATACTCCTAAACATGGGGCTTTCTTCTTTTAATTTTTTAAACTCTTCAACCAATGCAAACATTTCTGTTTCTTTAGTTTTTTTTATCTCTTCTTTTGTTTTTGGAATAAAAGGTGTGGCTTTTTCTACTGCTTTTTCCTCAAGAATAGTTTCAAGTTTTTTTTGATCAGAGGTTAGTTCAGCCATTAGTAATACTTCTTTGTTGTTTTAAAAATCTTCTCGTCTTTATAATCTTCTGGGTGAGGTATTAATCCTCCCTGTCTAAATCGCATCACAGCTTGAGTCATACTATCAACTAAGTCATCATGATCGCCATAAGGGAACGCTGCGCACTCCTCAATGACCTCTTCCGCAAACTTTCGCTCCGGTGCCCATATCATACCACTTTCAAACAAAGGTGCAACAGAATTAACTCTAGTGTGTTTATCATTACCTCTCGATGGTGTGTAGTTAACAACTGGTATTCCCATAGCTCTAAGTTCATACGTCAGTGGTAGTCCACTAGCTTTCGCCTCAACCAACACAGTCTCTGGCTGCCAGTAATCATATTGCTCTTTAGCAACACGACGAAGTTCTGGAAACTCGTATCTACCTTTTAGTGAATCTAGTAATATTAAATTAGATGGACTGTCCTCATTCTCTCGAAACACGCCCCACGTTGTGATAGCAGAGTAATCGGCTGTCTCCTTTTTCATAAACGCTGTGTCATAGGATTGTATGATATGCTCTAGTTGTGGCATGTCATCTTTCTCCCAAACTTTCCACCACTCACGTTTAATGATAGCACCTTCCTCAGACGTTGGGTTTTGCATCCACTGTGCGTTCCATTTAGGAATTGATAGCGATGCCTTAACCGCTTCTAGTTCTTCAAGTTTCCAATAACCTGGCCAAACGGGTTTACCTGTAGGCATGATAGCTGGAAACTCAACTAGTTCCCATTGATCTGATTTTAATTCTTTTTGGTGTTTTAATAATTGCCCTGTTAAATCTTTAGTATTCCATCTAGTCATTACTACAACTATTGCTCCACCGGGTTGTAACCTTTGACGAGGTCCTGATGTATACCATTCATAAGCCCGTTCAAGAGCTGTTAGGTTCATTGCGTCTTGCTCTGAGTGTGGATCATCTATTACAAGTAAATCTGCACCACGACCTGTTATTGCTCCACCAACACCAGATGCAAAATACTCACCACCTTGTGCTGTCTCCCAACGTCCAGCAGCTTGCGAGTCTTCCCTTAATCTTGTCTCGAAAACTTCTTTGTACTCAGGACTATCCATTAGTGTTTTAGCTTTACGCCCGAATCTGATTGCTAGTTCACCGGTGTGGGTTGTCTGGATTATCTTAAGTTTGGGTCTACGACCAATCATCCAAGCGGGCAGCAAGGAGCTAGCGAACTCAGACTTTGTATGTCTGGGTGGCATATTGACAATAAGTCGTTTGATTTTGCCTTCTGCTATTTGATTAAATTTTTTTGCAATAATTTTGTGGTGATCGCCTTCAATGAAATCTGGCCAGATGTGTTTGGTAAAAGATAAAAAATCCTCTCTTATTTTCAGTATCTTCTTCTTTTCATCAAGCTTTAAGTACATCTTCATGTAGTCCTTCTTGATGTCAGGTGGCAGCTTCTTAATCTTCTCTAAGTCTATTTCCATATATTTTTTTTGCAAAATTTTTTTAAGGTGTTTTTGTAACCCATTTGGTTTTTACAAGCTATGACAATCCAGATCAAGCATTAATGACAACAGTTCGAGGTACTTTTTTTTATATATAAATTAATAATTATATAAAAATGCAAAATAGTAAACGGTTGTGGTACCTCTATGGAATTCTACCTGGAGTTGTACCTGGTTGCGAGTGGCGAGGAACTAATACATTTTATCTAGTAATTATTACTAGTGATAACTAAACATTATTAATAGTAATAATATATATTAGAACTATTCTAAACTGCCTCGAGCTTACCAATACAATCGGCAAGACCTTCGCACCTCGCATCTAGTTTCAAGCCACGAGTGGCGAGCAACTCTATTTGATTGCCTTCATAAAGTTTAAGACTTTGGTCAAGAAGTTGCATTGCAAGGATATAAGAATTTATAGGGTGCTTAATATGGAAGGCGATTTGATGAGGTGAGAAGGTCAATCTGTTACTTTTAGTAACCTTCAACTCTAATGTAAAAAAGTGTTTGTTTTTATTATATCCGAGTAAATCTGGTGTTCCTAAATGGCTTGTATTCTCAATCTTAACCCATGTTATTTGTGGGGTTTTATTCTTTAAATACTTCCATAATTGGGCTTCATTTTGGACCATTTTTTGCCGTAATTGATGCTTTATTTATAGGGGTTTTTATACCTTATTTAATTGAATAAATCTTTAAATATATGCTTGTTTATAGTGTAGGATATTGTAATATTATCCTATGTTTAATATAAAAAACAAATCAACGGAAGGTGTAACAATGACAAAATATATATATGACAAAAATAGTTTTGATAATTCTTTGGAAGTTTCAAATTATCCTTGGGGTTTTAGATTAAAGACTAAGAGAAGAACTTGGATTGAAACTAACAAAAATCAAGGCGATAGAGTTTGTTATTCGACTTTAAATCCTAAAACTAACAAATGGTGTGCAGTTAAAAAATCAACTTATGGTGCAGTATATGTTTTATATTTTGATGAGAACCAACATATCAAAAGTTTAGGTGTTTCAAAATGTGCTTATGCAAAAGAACTCGAGGAATTTATGTCAATTATTGATTGTAATTCTTTAAGTGTTTTACAAAAAAAGCAATTAGAGAGAATAAAAGCAATTCAAAAAGTTATGGATAAGGTAACAGTTAGCTTTTCAAAAGTTTCTGAATATAACTTGTCCGACCCTCTCGACTTAATAAGAATGAGAAGAGATAACAATTCAGACGAAACCAAAGCAAGAGAGCAAGAGCAAAACAAGGTTAAAAGTCAGATCACCAATGCTATTAATTCGACTTATAATCAAGCTTTAGTTAAGAATAATTTAAAATAGATCGAAACCCCCTC